CTGGAATCTGTACCTTATTGAATTCTGCTAGTACTTGATTTTCCAACTCATATATTTCATCTACAGATTTATCAATTGGATGGTCTTGTCGCTCTTGTATAAATTTACCCATCGGCACAGTTGTATTCTTTACAGTCAGTATCGACCTTGGAATTAATGCAGATAGAGAATCTGCATAGTCCATCTTCGAATCAATAAATTGTTTAACATACACATGGGATAAATCAGATTTTGAAAGAACCACTTTAGAGTTAGAACGTGCTTCATCAATATATGGCTTTAATTGTTCCGGTGTGCCTCCAAATGTAAGTTGTACGTAAGCCCTACCTTGAAAAAAACTTGGATTACTATGCATATGAATATTTTTTGCAAAACCAGGTATTTTCTTTGGGAAACCAGGAATCATAGGCATCATTTTATAATCTTTAGGATTATTGATAGGATACTCAATTAATTCTATAGGTTTCAAAAGGCTCTCTAGTGACTCTTTTATTTCCCGTTTAGAACGAACTGTAAATAAATCATGACCTTTATTTTTATCTAAATACTCTCGAATTGCCTTTTCATTTGCTTTATCCCGCTCAGCACGCGTCCTATAATCTTTAGTATTAATGGGATTTGTTAGCTTAATCTCTCCTTGACCAATCTTTTTCATATATGGGCTCACGATGCGTAAAGGTTTATCTCGACCACCAATAAAATAACCTTGATTACGTGTTGCTTCAGTATTATAGTTTTTAATTTCTTTTAGTGCTTGTTCATCCTTATCATTATAAAGTGGATCAAACGTTTTGTATTCACTACCAAAATCAGATTTTTCTGATATTTTTAATCGCTGAGAAGCGTGCTCCTTCTCCTTCCGTTCTAATGTAATTTCATCTTCAATCGAAAGCTTTTTTGGATTTATAGATTTATCCTTTATAACAGCTTTAAAAGCACCAGGAATAATCTCAACAAAATCTAATTTCACAGGGGCTTTAGTTTGTACAGACTGTTTTGACTTTGTATTATTTTTCAGTTCAGCACTAGTATTTTGGTTTATCCCATCCACTGTTGCAGCTAAACTAAACTGACTAGATATTGCTAGTGAAAGCAGCATTAGTACAAAATATTTCTTATTCATTTCTCTCTCCTATATACACCTACAACTTTATATGTTATAGCAAAAAGGACCTACAGTAAACTGTAGGTCCTTATATTTTGTGCGGATTGAGGGTTTATACTCAACGCTCCGCACCATTACAGCATTGTTTAAGTTCTACATTTTAAAAAGGGGCAAATAAGGGGCAACCGTTATTTTTCTTTTATTGAATGCAAGTATTAACCACTTTTTCTAAGTCCCCTGTACCATCAAATATATTGAATCCTATTTCACGGATTAGTTTTATTTGATATTTGTGTTCTTCTCTTGTACGTTTAAACTCTGTTAAATGTTTTACCATACCTCTCATCAGTGATATATTTGTTTCCATTTCTTCTATGTACTCTTTAACACTATCATAATCAATTCCTATTTTTTCTTCAATTGCCACTACAGACTTAACTGGTGCTACAGGTTGCCTATTAAAGTATTTAGCAATTGTTAAATTAATAGGATCTACATTATTGTACATAATACAAGTTAGTTTGTATGCCGTAGCTTCTGTGAATACAATTAATTTAGAAATAGCACTATGCATAGGAATATTGTTTTCATTCTTATAGGCAGTTACTTCTTCCTTTTCTAATAGTTGATATGGCAAGCCTTTATCTTTTAAATGCCATAGAATACTTGTTCTATTTCTTTTTACTATTTCTGCAAAATCACCAATGGTTATGACAGGTACACCTTTATATATCTTACAATGTAGTTCACTTGGGTTTACAGGCTCTTCTAAATAGCCTTGTTTTAATGTTTCTTCCATTTCGTTGAAAGCTTCAATATATTTTAACTTCCATTGTAATGCTTTCTTTCCTGTAAATCCCATAGCCAGTAGTGAAAAGCCATCACGATTCATTAAATAGAATGGAAATTGTTGTCCACGATAAACAGTAGATGTTTCTTGGAAAAATTTAGTGGCCGAATTTTCGGCTACTAAAATTTCTCTAATAATTTCTAATACATGTTTATGTTGTTTTCCAAAATGCTCTGCTATATCTTTACTAGATACTACGATTTGATTATTATTAATTACTACTAATTGTTTCATGATTTTAGCTCCTTAGTCTTTAAAGGAACAATGCACTCATGATATAATATTTCATGAGGACTATGTTCTCCTACACATAAGGCAACTACTCAACTTTCCACAGGAGGTAGTTGTCTTATTTTTTTATATTCTTGTGTAGCTCCTTTAACCCCTTTATCACAACAGCTGTCTTATTAATTCCATAATATGATTCGCATTCTTCTATAATCTTAGCTTCATCTTTATTAATCCTAATACGCAACTGTATGTTTCTAGGATTATCTGTAGGTCTACCCATTTTTGCAGCACTCATTTCATCACCTCACTTTTGGCTACACTTAAATAGTATATTATTGTGTATCCATAAGTCAAATAAACTTTTCTTAAACTAAAATTTGGTGGCCGAATTTTCGGCTAATAAAATTTGGTGGCTCGATTTTAAGCCGCCAAAATTTAGTGGCTTAATTTTCAGCTACTAAAATTCATTGGCTTAATTTTCAGCTGATAAAATTTAGTGGCGGAATTTTCCGCTACTAAAATTTAGTGGCATAATTTTGTTCCACCAAACTTTTCTAAAACTAAAAGAGGACTTCCACATCTCTAAATGCAGAAGTCCCCATATCAAGTTAATGAATACATATAGTCAGCATATATACATTACTAACTTAATACCTCTAACATTAATTAGAGGATTTCTTCTTTTTCACGGGCACCCAAAAGCGCCAGCATGTGTATCCGTATTCGGATGCAATCATTCGCTTGCCCCAACGGTTAGTATACTCTTTACAGAATACCCACATAAAGGCCTCCCTTCTGGGACTATTGCAAAACCTTCATGTAAATGCTAAAATGAATTAACTTAATTAATTAGTCTGACCATTTACGTTCAGATTCAAAGTATATAAGCGGCAACTTATACTCTTTGGCTACAGCCCCTATTTTCAACCACTAGGTGGCTGTTTTTTTATTGTGTACATAAATTATTCCTCCTTATCTTTTTCTATTTCGTTGCACAGCTGCCGCTTTTTCAGTTACACCATATTTTAATGATATATCTTCCAATGTCATGCCTTGTATGCACTCATATGGTGCTAACAATTCTCCAGCAAAAGCATTAGCTTGCCATTCAGGATCCTTGTATGCAGGTATTGCTGTTTCATCTCTAGCAAATTTTATTTTATCAATTGAATGTAAGAGCAAATGACCTAGTTCATGAGCTATAGTTAAGCGGTCACGCCCATAACCTACACAAGCCCGCTCATATACATCTTCACGAATGCGAACTTTATTTTCTTGAGGTATCGTTTCACCATGCTTTGTACCCATCTCATCAATAGTAGCTATTTCAAATTCTACCCCAACTCTTGTTAGAGTATGTTCAAAAATTTTTACTATGTCAACATAATCATCAAAAGGTATATTCAACAAAGTCTTCAACCGTTTGCAAAATTTTCTAATTTGATATATCGAAAGTGGGTCAACAGCTAAACCTGCCATATATCTAATCACCTGCTTTGTTTAAAATAACTTGAATATCTTTTAGTTGTTCATCCGTCAGATTCTCAAACTGTCTAGCCAATGCTAATACCGTTGCCTTTTGTGAGCTAGATGCCTCTTCTAAATTAATGTCTATATTTGTTCTAACATGCGCTTCCGCATTATATAATTCATCCATCTGATTTTTATCTAATTCGTAAATATCAACAATGCTACGCGTCATATTGTTAGGTATTTGGCGCTTACCGTTTTCAATAGATGACAAGTATGCTGATGTCATTTTTAATTTTTCAGCCATATTCTTTAAGAGCTCATCTCTATCTATCCTTATCCGTCTAAGCACCTTTCCATATGTGGTTGCCATTTCATTGTTCCTCCTATCAACCCCAAACAATTAACTTTGTCTTATTATAATTAACTGTTTTGTTAATTATAATCTTTATTCGTTAATTTGTCAATATTTTATTAAACATAGTTCTCATTTTTTAACTTTCATAAAACTTAAAGCCACTGCATCATCTGCAGTGGCTTATTAAACTCTCATATAAAAGGGGCAAATAAGGGGCAAACGTTATTTTTATGCCCCCTATATAAAAAGCCCCACATCAGATCATGTCTGTCCTAAAAAGGATGTGGGGGGATTGTCTTTAATACCATTATACTATAAATATTCTTTAAAGCCACTCCCCAATTATGTATTATCCATTTATTATAATATTTGTTTTGTTATGAATTAGCGCCCTCTTCACCATATAGCCTTTCCATTCCTTGCCTTGTTACAAGCCACATTTTCCCAGACTTTCTAAACTCACCTTCTTTAAATCCATTCTTTACACGGCCTCTACAATTCTGTTTCAATGCATCAGCCGTAACATTCCATCGTTCTGCCGCTTCTTGTGTAGTCATTATATCATCTAGTTCAAATTTCAATTTCATCACCTTTTAACTAAACGTTTAACAGCTAGTATCAAAACAATAATAGTTACTATATTAATTAACCATTCTATATATTGCATAATTCACCTCGTTGATTTACAATGATGTTGAAAAGGTGGCGGGGCTTTCACCCGCCTGCTTTTTACTACTC